CCTCCCCTCACTTTTTTGTTCTCTTGAAACTTAAAACCCAAATACACATATGTCCTGCTCCTTAACAACTGGCTACGCCCTTGGATGCCGAGATTCAGTCGGTGGCATCAAAGCAATTTACGTCCAATCCTTCATCCCATCGGGGTCCTGCAATGCCAACCTTTCAGGCGCGGTTACAGGCTTCACGGGGTACGCTTCGGGTGGGTTCTTCGAGTATGACTTGACCAAGGCTACGTCCTCTTTGACTGAAACCTTGAATGCGAGCATCGAGAACGGTTCAATCTACTACACCCCCGAAGTAACCTTCACCATCAACAAACTGCAAGTCGCAGTCCGCAACGAACTCCGCCTGCTGGTCCGCAACCGTGTCATCGTCATCGTCCAAGACAACAACAACCGCTACTGGTTGTTAGGTTCTGCCAACGGCTTGGAGGCAACCGCTGGAACCGCTGGAACTGGTACTGCCTTCGGGGATAGAAGTGGCTACGAGTTGACCTTGACCGGGATGGAACCCGACCCGATGTTCTCAATTGCGTCAACAGTCTTTGCACCATCGACTACGCAGATACTCGGTTCGTAGTATCTTCGCATTAGGTTTTCATCATCTGAGGTTTGGGAGGGCAGTCAGCAATGGCTGCCCTTCTTATTTTTACGGCCATGAAGATTTGCATCGTTTACAACGCCCATCCAACCGGGTGCAGTTACTACCGCCTCGAAATGCCGAACGCATACCTTGGCGACAACTACCCGGAGTTTGACTATGTGTGCGTCGAGAATATCACCACGATCAGCGACGAGGGATTGAAGTCGATTGACCTGTTCCTATTCAGCCGTTTGTGGTGCCAAGGAACGATGGAGCAGGTGGAGAATGTCTACAAAGCCCTGACCCAATTCGGGGCCAAAATCATCCTTGACTTGGACGACTATTGGGTGCTGGAATCGGGCCACATCATGTACCGCCACTATCACCAAACCAAACTCGCAGAGGTCATCCGTAAGCACATCAAATTGGCCGATTGGGTTACCTGTACCACCGAACACCTTGCGTCCCGCATACGGCCCCTAAACGCCAATGTGAGCATTCTGCAAAACGAGCCATACGAAGCCTACCAACAATTCATCCCGAATCCCGAAGAAGAACCCGACAAGCACCTCGTCAAGTTCGGTTGGTTCGGTGGTGCGCAGCATGGCGAGGACATGGAACTGCTCCGTGAGGGGATGCAGAAACTACGCTGGGACGCAAACTTGGATGGCAAGTACCGCCTCTATCTTGGAGGGTGGAACGACAATAACCCCGTTTACGAGGGCTACGAGAAAATCATAAGCGACCAAGGGAACAACCCGAACTACGGACGCATTCAGGCTGCGGACATCTATTCTTACGTCGGTGGCTACAACTTCGTGAACGTTACCCTTGCACCGCTCCGAGATACCAAGTTCAACAAACTCAAGTCCGAGTTAAAGGTCGTAGAGGCAGGGTGGATGAACAAAGCGATCATCGCAAGCGAAACCATCCCCTACACCGATGTCATCCGACACGGGGAGAACGGGTTCTTGGTCCCCTACAATAAGCCAAAGGACTGGTACAAGTACATCAAGCAGTTGATTCTTGACCCCGACCTTCGCAAAGGCTTGGCTGACAACCTAACGAGGGACATCAAGAAGCAGTTCAACGTGGCAGAAACCGCCAAGAAGCGGGCCGAACTATACAGGCAGATTGGGCGCAAATTGTGAAATTCGGGGGCATCGCACATTTACAAGCAGATGCTTTACATTAGCCCTGACACAACCAACACCCTGACAGTTACATGGACCGAGCGAGCCAGCACGGGGGACCGCTACATCTTGCGACTTACGAGCATCGCCAAGAACACCACGACCGATTTCACCCTGCTGAAATCCGCAAACCTGTCATCTTATACCAACCGCTATGACCAATTTTCGATTGCCGTGGGGTCGCTTGAAACAGGCTCGTATAAATATGAAGTTTACGATACCAATAGCACGGTTGCCGCTGCTTTGGCGGTCGTTGAAACGGGCTTGGCATTTATACAAACCGCAACGATAGGGTTCAATACCTACGCCAATTCAATTACTTACAACACCTTCCTCGCATCCAGCGTGAGGGTATTCGATTCAACCTTTGACCAATCCTTCGCATGAGCGTACAAACACGAAGCGACCTCCAAGCGAGTGCTGCTACCATTACTAACGAAACCGCTGCCGGGGCGAACACCGCATCCCGTGTTGGTGGCCTATTCGACGACCTCGCAGACACCGCAACGCTTAACCGGGAACGGGGCTTTGCAAACCTTTACCTCGATACCAACACGGCTTTCACCCCAACGCAGGGTCAAAAGGTTAAGTTGACAAGTGCGATGAGTTCAGGCGTTTTGTCAACCTATAATTTCTCACGGACTAACAACTCGCTGACCTACACAGGCACAACAGGGGCGACCCTTCGCATCGCTGCATCCATGGTCTTGGCACAGGGCAACAACCACCAAATCAAGGTTTACATCGCCAAGAACGGCACAACGATTGACCAGTCAATGACTGACATCACAACGGCTCACACGAACGGCCATGCGATTTATACGGAGGCTTACGTTACGGGTGCAGTCAACGACGAGTTTACCATCTACGTCAACGCAATCGATAGCGGTACAAGTATCACGATTTCAGCCCTTTCATTTACCATCCACACGCTATGAGTAATAAATCTACTCAACACTTCACCCAATGGTTGGGGATAGAACACAAAGTGCCAGTCATGTTGGAAAACAGGTCCGGCAAGTACATCACCTACGGCTTTGCCAACGAATATCCCTACTACCTGCTTGACAACTATCGCAGGTCGTCCAAGCACAACGCTATCGTCAACGGCAAGGTGAACTACATCATGGGCGGAGGATGGCAGGCAGGGGACAACCTGACCGTAGAGCAGCAGGCCCGGTTCATCAAGTTCTTTGACGGACTTTCCAGCACCGAGGACCTGAACGACATCACCGAGAAACTGGTCCTTGATTTAGAACTATTCAACGGCTTTGCGGTTGCGGTTACTTGGTCCAAACTTGGGACCATCGCCAAGATGGAGCATATCCCGTTCGAGAAGATTCGGGTTGACAAAGAGGAGAAGATGTTTCAGGTGGCGGACTGGTACAACGACGACATGATGCAGTTGTTCCCCAAGGTCGGGGACATCGAGAAGATACCTGCATTCGACCCGGAGAACCGCCTCGGAAAGCAGTTGTTCTACTATCGTGTGTATGCTGCAGGCGTGAAGCACTATCCTCTGCCCGAATACATCGGAGGGAACGCTTGGATTGAAGCAGACGTGCAAGTAGCGAATTTTCACAACAACAACCTACGCAACAACTTTTGGGGCGGTTACTTGATAAACTTCAACAACGGCATCCCGACCCCCGAAGAACAGGGCGACATTGAAAGGCAAATCAAACGCAAGTTTTCAGGAACCGACAATGCTGGTCGCTTCGTGGTTACATTCAACGATGAAGCAGCGAATGCCCCGACACTTGAACCGCTCACTCCGAGCGACATGGACAAGCAGTTTGAGATATTGAACAAGGCTATCCAGCAAGAGATATTTATCGCCCATCGTGTAACCAACCCCATGCTATTCGGAGTCAAGACCGAAGGCCAATTGGGTGGACGCAACGAATTGGTCGAGGCTTACGAACTATTCAAGGCCACCTACGTCAACGACAGGGTCCGCAAGGTTGAGCGGATGATAAACTACCTCGGCTCGTTCAACGGAGTCGAAGGGATGGAACTGATACCTGTGGAACCCATCACGGAGCGACTAAGCGAACAAGCCCTCTTGCAGATAATGACCCAAGACGAACTTCGGGAAAAGGCAGGTCTGCAACCGCTTGAGAAACCTGCTGACGTGGTTGGACCTAATGCCCAACCCGATGAGCAACCGCAAGCCGTGGAAGCCTTGCAGAGCAACGACAACATCAAGAAGTTGTCGGGCCGTGAGTACCAAAACCTGATGCGAATCGTGCGTCAGTATATGCAGGAGAAAATCACTCTTGAGATGGCTCGGACGATGCTATCAGCCGGCTTCGGCCTATCTGCCCAAGAGATTGACACGATGTTGGGCGTTCAGTCCCAAGAGTTCAGCGAACCCGATGAGGATGAGGACTACGGCTGGGGCGACGAAGAATTTAAGGTCTTGGAGGTCGTTGCCTCTAAGTTTGGATGTCATGCAGACGACTACCACGTCATGCACTCCAAGCCGATGCGGTTCGACACCAACATCGACGAAAACATCCGCTTGGCCTTTGGCGAACTGGGCGAAGAAGAAGTCGAACTGGACAAGAAGATTGAGGCGTATCGCAAGAAGAACCGGGAAGCCAGCGTTGAAGAAATGGCCAAGGAGTTCGGGGTCAGCAAAGCCAAGGTCGCCAAACGTGTCGCCTACCTAATTACCAAAGACCGCTACCCAATCAGCCGGGCCGTGGACAAGATTGCCGAGCAGAACCTGCCCAAGAACGTGAAGGAAGTTGCCGAGCCTGTACTGGAGGTCCGCTACAAGTACGCATGGGCCACAGGTTTCAGCAACAAGGACAAAGGGTCAAGCCGTGAGTTCTGCAAGGTCATGCTGGACTTGGCAGGGCAGGGCAAGGTTTACACGAGGGAGGACATTGACGGGATTTCTGCGATAATGGGCTACTCCGTTTGGAACAGGAGAGGCGGTTGGTATCACACGCCCAGCGGAGTGAATCGCCCCCAATGTCGCCATGTATGGGAGCAGCAGTTGGTAATCCGCAAAGGCAATAAAATCACGAAGGCATGAAGGCACTATTCATAAGCGAAGAAACGCTACTGGACAATAGCATCATCAACGAGAACGTATCCTACACGCAAATCCGTCCAACGGTTGTCAAGGTCCAAGAGATGCGGATTCAGCCCATCGTTGGCTCTCCGTTGTACGGGGAACTCGTCAGCCAAGTGGTCAGCGGTTCAACGTCTGCACTCAATCAAACGCTGCTGGAGGACTACATTCAGCCTGCAATGATTCAATGGCTTTACTACGAGTTGCCCATGGTCCTTGCGTTTAAGTACATGAACAAGGGCATGGTCCGTAGAACGAGCGAGGAATCAAGCCAAATGAGCATGGAAGAAATCACAAGGCTGACCGATAAGGTCAAGAACGATGCCGAGTGGTATTCCGAGCGGATTACTCGCTACCTCATGGAGAACCGCAACTCCTACCCTCTTTGGAACTCGCCTCCGTCTGCTTTGGATACCATCTACCCGAACGCCACCAACTACCGCACCGGGATGGTCTTGGACCGCAACAGGAGGATGGGAATCAGCAACTTGGACTACCCCTACCCCTACGGACAATTTGGGGCGTGTAATGACTGCTAACGATGGGCGCGCATAAAAAAAACATACTGAAACTTCAGACTTATGTCATGGATAAAAATCAAGCAGGCTCTCTTGGACCTTGCAAATGCTCATCCACAGGTCAACTCCTTCGGGACGGGCGACCCTCTTGCGGTAGGCACGGACAACACGATAAATCTTCGAACCCCAAGCCGTGAGCGCATCGTCTATCCGCTCGTGTTTGCGGACGTTCAGTCTGCAAGTACTGACGCTGGGACTTTGGACTTGGTGGTTGGGGTATATTTTAGTGATAGAGTTGAGTCCATTAAGCCGATGGGCGGAGTGGTTTCAGGCAGCCCTACGCTGGGCTGGCAGGATAACGAGGACGAGGTCTTAAGCGACCAGTTGCAGATAGCACAGGACTTCATATCGTCGCTTACAAACGACCCGAACGAGGACTGGACCCTCTCATCCAGCGTGAGCCTTACACGCTTTGTAGAGAGCCGGGACGACCGCACGGCAGGATGGCAGGCGACGATGACCTTTGAGATTCCTTACTCTCACTCGGTTTGTGAAATTCCCACATAAAAGACATTTACAATTAAACGCTAAAAAATGCCTACACCCATATTGCAACAAATGCTCGGACAGGGCGGTACGATGGAATTCGTTGACGCTGCCGTTACCGGCAAAAACTACGACTTCTTGATAGTCAACACCGCAGCCACATTCACAACTTTAACCGGAACTGGAAGCGAAAACCTGCTATCCGCTTACAACTTTAGTGGTAAATCGCTTTCCGCTGGCATCGTGATTTCGGGGCGCAACGGAGGCAAGATTACGGCCGTTACTCCTTCGGTCGGTTCGGTTATCGGTTTTACATTCCTGTAAGCAATGCTGATAGGTTACGGCTACGGCTATCCAACAAACCAACTGCTTGGCGGTGGCAATCCTTTTTGGCTTGCCTTCAACCAACGTGCAGACGCTGACGGGGCTTTGCCTGCGGAGGCTGCGGTCAATGGATGCCTCCAAACCCGATTCCTTAACTCCTTTCAATCTTACGCTTTCTTCGTCTTTTATTCCAACTCTTGGCAGCCGTTTATGCAACGGGCGAACACCGACTCGGCTGACGCTGCGGAAGTTCGCTTCATCAACTGCCTCGAAGTTCGAATGTATAATCTTTTAAACGCATAGCAGATGCCTGCAAGCCCATCACTCCTTATCGTCCCTGCTCGCTTCAAGACGGGGAAACTCTACACTCAAATCGCTACGACTTCGGCTGGGTTGGTCCTTGGTTCATCGGGGGACTTCAATGTTACCCGTGCAACGACTGCGACCCGATTCAATTCGGCTGGCTTGATTGAGAGCGTTGCAAGCGGTGTGCCTCGCTTGGATTACTACACCAGCGGAGGAACGGCTGGCTGCCCTGCGTTGCTTGTGGAGCCGAGTGCGCAGAACTTGGCCCTGCATAGCCGAGATTTAACAAATGCCGTTTGGTCGGGAACGACCGTAACAACCGCAAAGAATGCCGTCGGTGCAGATGGAGTTGCATCAGGAGCCACGACAATAACCGCAACGGCTGCAAGTGGAACAGTTCTCCAAGCCTTATCCCACGCATCGCAGAGCCGTGTTTTCTCGGCATACATTCGCAGGGTAACGGGTACGGGGGCTATCCAATTAACGACCAATGGAGGAACCAACTGGACCACCGTTACAATTTCAAGCCTTTACACGCAAGTTGCTTGTGCTGCTCAAACGGTTGCAAGTGGAACAATCGGTATTCGCTTGGCCGTAAGTGGCGACGTGATTGAGGTGGACTTTACACAAGGCGAGGTTGGCCCTGTTGCTACATCGCCAATCCCTACAACCACCGCACCGATAACCCGCAACGCAGACGTTATCACTCTATCAGGCGCAGTCAGCGGATGCATCGGGCAGACCGAGGGGACGATTTATGCGGAGGTTGATTTGAGAGCGTCTGCGTCAAGTTCTGCAAGGCGAATTGTGAATATGCGTGTGGATGGTAGCAATCTTTTATCCCTTGAAATTCCTACCGCAGGAACAAGTGTTGAATTTTCGGCAGTATCGGGAGGCTCAAGCGTTACTGCGACTGCGTCAGGAATAACGACAGGTATTTACAAAATAGCGGTAGGATATAATTCTGCTGCAAGTGGAACGGTTTTGTACGTCAATGGCACTCTAAGAGATACAAAGACAATCGCAATACCAAATCTATCAGCAGCAGTTTTCGGGCTTGGCGTTCGGGGTGATGGAGGTGCAGGAACGCAATTCAATGACCGTATCCGTGCGGTTGCACTATACACCACAAGGCTCACCAACGCTGAACTCCAATCGCTGACAACTCTCTAACGATGGCTACCTTCCGCAAGTACGCATTCCCCAAACAGAGCGACGCTGACAAGGTGCTGGCTCTATGCACAGGCACGACCGCTGCGGTGGCCCTCGGTGTCTTGGATGGCTTTATCTGCTATGACATCCTTTGGGAGGGCGACGCACCCGAAGATGCCACCCAGTACGAAACTTGGCCCGAACCCTGCGGTGTTCACTCCTTCCTTGGATGGGACGAGCAGTACACCGAGGACTACAACCAACACAAATCTTTATGAAACTCTTTCGCAAACGCAACCCCGAAACCCCAAAACTCCCAATAATGAAATCAGCCGTCATCGCTTTACTTCGCCACCTGTTAACCTTCATCGGTGGAACCCTCGTCGCCAAAGGCTTGTTAGACACCGAAACTTTGCAAGAGATTATTGGTGCATTAATCACCTTGCTTTCGGTTGGTTGGATGACAATCGATAAAGTAAAGGTCAAGAAGTGAACCTGATAGAAACCACCATCGTCGGGAGCGTTGCAGCAATCGTCGGTGGAGCGGTCGCTTGGTTCACCAAGGGCCGTGTAGAATCGGACTCCCTGCAAGTCAGGCAAGCCCAAGCGGTCCTCGCTATGTGGCAGGCTACCAGCGAGTCCCAAAACAAGGAATTAA